TGAGCGCATCCTCCACTTCCTGCGCCGTGGCATCGAAATCGAGCGCCGTCGTCGTGTCGCCCCCGTAAGTGAGTATGAACGTTCCATTGCTCAACCAGGAGAGCTTGTAAGGCTGCGTGATGATGGCGGCGACGCTGATGGCCTGGGCGGCGTAGGCGTTAGCGTAGGGCGTGATCCTGATGACGCGGATCTCCGGCGTGCCGCCGGTGCCGTTCTGCGTCACAGACTCGGCGAAGGCGCTGCCCGTCGGGAAGCCCGTCAATGCGCCGGTGAATGCGCCGACGCGATCCCCGTTCGTGACCCAGGTCACCGTGTAACCACCTTTATAACTGCCAGAGACCGTCACGCCGCCGTCCGCGGTGATTGACGCAAGGGCATTTAACGCGGTCTGCACCTGAGCTGCAGTGGCGTTGAAAGCCAGCGCCATGGTTGTGTCCGCGCCGTAGGTGATCGTGTAATTGATCGTCGCCGAATCGCGCAGATTGTAGCGCTGGAAGTAGGAATTCGCATCCGTCTTCGCGACGTTGTTCTTCCGCATCAATTTGAACCCGACCGTTCCCAACAGGACCGCGCGCGGTGAGAAGGTGATGTTTGGCGGACTGAACACCGCGGCCGAATGAAATCGCGTCACGACGTCGTCCGTGAGCCGCAGGACATCGAGCGGACTATCGGCGCCGAAAAGGAAACTGCCGACCGGCAGCGAAAGAAATGGATTCAGCTTGTCGAGATTTTCCCATTCGCCGACGAGGTCGAGCGGCAGATCGAACGGCTTTGGATCGCGGCGTTCATCGAGCTTGCCCACGGCATCGCTGTCGATGGCGAAAGTATTCAAGCTCCGCGGCAGCACGATGGGCGCTTTGGAATAGAAGTAAGCGGAATCCCAGATGACGACGGCTGGGCCGCCGGTGATGAGAGTTCGGTCTTGGGTGGGGAGGCTCATAATTTTTAAGCGACAGGGGTTGGATCGAGACGGACGAGCACCTGGAAATTCGCCTGGCCATCAATCGGGCTATTGCGTTCCTCAAAACCGGTAAAGACGATCGTGGTGGAGGAGGTCGGATTCTCGAAGTGGAGCGAGCGAATGATCAGCTCCAGGACTTTTGTGGCGGTCAGCAGCTCGGCCCAATTCGCCGCAGTGCTCTCCGGCTTGGCCATCAGCCAATAGGTTTTGGCAGTATCCGTCTGCGTGACCTTCTCGGCCGGATTGATCGTCGTCAGCGCCAGGCGCGCGGCTTCATTGGCGACTGAACCGCGGTCAACGCGCGAATCGCGATTGATCGCCGGCTGCTCGATCACGCGCACGCCAAACACCAGGGCCAGCTCCACCAGCGCGGCATCAGGCGCTGGATTATCGCCGGAGACCGAGCCAATCAAGGCCACAATGCCGAGCCGACCAAGCGCTTCATCCACCTTGTTTTTGAGCGATTGATCGTTCTCCTCGATGAAGGTGATGCCCCGCAACGCAGCCTTGGCGGCGAGCTGCGCCTTCACGAAATCCTGGAGGGCAACGATGTCGCTCATGCGTGGCTGGCCCCTTTCCCTGGGTCTTCCCAGGACTTGATGATGGCCTCGGAGATCGAAGTTGTGTAATTCGCGACGCGATCCTGAATACCGCGGCGGATCGGCGCCCGCAACGGGATGTTGCTGCCAGGATGATGAACGACCGCGGCGAAGACGATGCCTCCGTAAGCCCGGAATCGCAGCGCTCCGCCCGCCTCCTTCGGTCGAATGTCATGCGGAGGAGTCTTGCCGCCAAACTCATGGATTGCGGCATACTTCACGTTCGTGCCGATCGAGGAAATGATTGAGTTGCCGACGATGCGCGCTTTCGACGGCCGCAGAGATCGGCGCAGGCGGCCGGTGCGAACGCCGAGCTTGCCTTGCTCCGGAGGAAACGGGCCTTCGCCGGTCAGCCGATGCTCGACGATGTGTCCGATGGTCAGTTCGTTCTCGAGGTCCATCGCGACGGCGATGGCGCTCTTCATCCGCGGTGTGATATCACGCAGCCGCTCGGCGGCATCGCCGGTCACTTTGATTTGGATTCGCGGCATCATGAAATCTGATAACGGACGTGAGCGTTCAGGATTTGCTTAACTTCGGGCACGAGTTCCAGAGCCGAGAGCGTTTGAGCGACAAACTGAACCTGTTTATCCGGCGAGATGTTCGTGCCGAGTTTGTCAATCAGCTCCCAGACCCGGCCGCATTGGAGGAGCCAGGCGAGCTTGATGTCATCGGGCAAGGCCGTTGATCCGCCAGGTTGCGCGGTGGGATAGCCGACGTCCGCCGGTTCGAGTTGCTCCCAAAAAAAGCCGCCCGTGTAAGTGATTCGCATCCAGCTCCACCATTCGCCGAGCTGCGCCGCGAACCAGATCTGGCCCGTCTTCAAATTGCTGTTCTGCACGGCGTCCGGCAGCGCGACGTAGCCCGCGCTCTCTTCATCCTTCTGTTCGACAGTCGTAATGACTTCGACCGGATACCGCGGAAGCCAAAAAGCCGCCCGGTCAGCGGTGAATTCGGCCTTATCGCCGACGACGCGCGCGAGCTGCCGGTTGCAGTGTTTTTCGATGAGGCCGGCCACGCCTTTCCCGACGTTGGCGATCTTCGCGTCGAAGTTCGTCTGCGCGACCATGCTCTCCGGGAGCAGATGCCGCTTCAACGTATCGAGATTGCCGAGGCCGGCATTCATGGTTATTCGATGGGCTCGACGAGCTTGCCCAGCGCGGCGGCGCGTTCGGGCGTCATCTCGAAGACAGCGCCTTTGACATAATGGCTGCCTTCTTCGCCGATCGGCTGACCGGTAACGCGGACTTTCACCATGCCGCTCTGCACCATGCGGTTCGCTGGCTCGGGCGCTTCGCTCGATGGATTTGATTTTCGTTTCATAACGGATGGCGGGGCCGCGAACAGCGCGGCCCCGCTCAATGGGTTTAACCGTTGCGTTTCGGCTTAACGGTGACCAGGAACTGCAAGTTGGTCACCGCCTGCGCCGATCCATTGTTAATGGATTTCAAACGCAGGTAACCGACCGCCCCGACGTTCATGTTGGTCGTGACGCTTACAAGCGTCGTTCCATTGGCAGCATTGGTCCAAAGGAAGGGCGCTTTGGTTTCCCAATTCGTGCCGTCCACGGACTGGTCCACCGTCGTGATCACGTTTTCGGTGCCGGACCCGGTCAACTTGAAGTTGATCGTGAGCGCGGCATCCCCATATTTCGTCAGCCCGATCGTCGCGTTATAGTTCGACGTGGTCGTAGCCGGGATGTTGTTCGTGCCGGCGGCGAGGCCAGCGACCGGGCTGCTGAGATATTGCTGCGCCGCTGCGCGAGGCGCGGATAGCGCGAGCAATGCGACGGCCGCGACGGCCGCCAGGAGGTTTTTGATCGTTCGCATGATTTTATCTTTCGATGAAGTCCGCGTCAGTTAAACGGCGGCGGTGGTGAGAATCGCCGAGCCCAGTGCGCGACGGCCTTTCGTTCCCGCCCGGCCGTAGGCGCGGAAGGAGCGTTCCAGCGTATTCCACTTGTGATGATCGCTGGCCTCGAAACCGAAATCCTGGCGGATACCGACCACCAGGGAATTCGGATCACCAAAGGCGGCAACCTTGGCGCCGGCGGCATTTGTGCTCGGGGCGGCGTTCACGAGTTCCACCGGATAACCGAGGATGGTCCCGATGCCACCAAGCGTCGGCGCTTCCGTGGCGGTCAGGAAGATCGAGCGGCCGTTGGCATCGCGCACCAGGATGAAGCGCGCCAATATCTGCGGGTGGATCCACCAGCGGGCCATGCGCGAAAGCACGGCGACATCAACTGTCGTGAGACAGCGGACGAAGTCCTGCAGGTCCAGATTCTCGGCGAGCGTATTACCGGCGCCGGCGGCGGCGGCGGTCCCGAAGTTGAACAGGCCGGTCATGCCGCCATTCGTCGCATCAGCGGTGCCGTCCGCGATAAAGGCCGCCACATCGAGCCGGAAGTTGTAGGCCTCGACGAAGTCGCCCAGCACATCCGGGGTCACATCGAACTCCGCATCCTGGAGGAGCTGGAGCGAGACGTTGATCAGCACGGCGATGACCTCGACTTCGAGATTCACCGAAGTGCCCGCTTTGTTGGCGTCATCGGAGATGGTGCCGCCTTCGGTGAGGATGAAGTTGGCGATCGGCCGGACGGTTTTGACCGGCATGGCGGTGAGCTTGGTGCCCATGCGGCGCACGCCGAGGGTGTTCCATTTGCCGAAACTCGCGAGCGTGTCATAAATCTCGCGGAGGAGATCGGTGGTGATGAGCGTCGAGCCGGGCGAGGTGTCTTCGCCCAGGGCTTTGATCCGCGGAGCCATCAGCCGGTGCATATCGCCGTTCATGTCCGCCGCCAGGCGAAACGCGCAGTTCAGGCGTTCGCGGGTTTCCTCGTTGCTGAGCATGCGCTGGATGGGATCGCCGAAGGCCATGCGCTGTTCGCGACGGAGCTGCCCCTGCACTTTCTGAATGGCGATAACCATGCCTGCCACATCGTTCGCGGCATTCTTGAGTCTGGTGAGTTCCTCGAAGGCTTTCTTGGTTTCCTTGTCGAGGTTGTCGTAGTTCTCCAGCAGTTTTTGCTGCTGCGTCTTTACGACTTTTACCTCGTTCTCAGCGGCGCTCAGGCCATCGAGCACCTTCTGCTGGAATTGTTCCTCCGGCATGACGATGCCGAGCATGGGAAGAATTCCAAGACAGATCATTGCGGCTTGCGGAGCGATGAAGAAGAGCATGGCGATCAGCGCCAGGCCCGTCGCGGCCAGAAACCCGCGCGCCAGACGGCGGCTGCGGAGAATCGGCAGCATGAATTTTCTTTTCGTTCGATTCATAGTTCAGATGTTTTTTGTTCGTTGTTGGATCTCCAACAGGAAGATTGTGCGCGCCCGCTGCCGGGCCGCTTCGGCGACAGCGGGATCATCAGCCGAAGTGGCGGTTTCACGTTTCGTCTTCTCTGCGGAAAATGTTTCGAGATCGGCATCGCTCAGCGCGCCGGCTTTGTAAGCCTTGGCCAGTGCATTGGGATTCGCGCCCAGGACGACAGCGGAGAGTTCGACCTGTTCCTGCTCGATGTAGATCGTTCGAACGCCGTCCTCCTCGTGCAGCCCAAGTTCAGAGAGTTGCGAGGCCCAGCCGGATTTGTCCGAATCCCATTTACTGACCCAACGTTTCGGCCAGAAGCCGACGCTTACCGCTTTAAGATAACCGGCTTCGGTCATCTTCCAGCCGAGCTGCGCGAGTTCATTGCCGGGCACATCGATTGCCCATTGCACCCGTTCAACCAGGCGGCGCTTGTCCACGTTGAAATCGATGACCTTGCCGACCTGATTCTTGATCGTGGAATAATCGTGCGAATCCACGAAGGGCGCGTTCTTTTGGAAATTGGTGAAGCGCCAGCCTTCCGCGCGGATGATCTCCTTATAGCTGTCGAGCGTCTCGTCGCTGGCGACATAATCGACAATGCCTTTAGCGGAATCCACGACTTTCACTTCTGGAAAGATGGTGCGGCGGAGAGTTTTCGCGCTCATGATTATTCGTTCGGTGGCGCCACGGCGATGCTGACGCAGTGACAGTTGATGACGTTGCTCGGGGAACCATTCGGGTCACCAGGCATCATCAGCTCCTCGATGATCCCTTCGCCGTTGCGGACCTGGAACGGTTCGTCGATCTCGACGGTCTGCTGATTCGCGGCGGCATGACCGGGGCGCACGTTCGGATTGCCGCTGGTCAGCCACTTCTTAAAACGCACGCCCGCCTGTTTCATGGCGGCATCCCGGCCCTGGCCATAAGCGGCGGCCGTCTCGGTCATAGCAATGGTGCGCGCTCGTTCATCCGAGATGTCATTGAACTCGGCGCGGATGCGGTCGCTCAGCTCGTCTATGCTTTCACCAAGGTTCAATCCCTCTTCGAGCGAGGCTTTGATCTGATCGAAGATCTCGTCGGGGACGTCCTTGAGTTTATTTTCGCGGCGGCGATGGAAGTTGAGGACTTCCTCGGGCGGCATGGAGAAGGGATCATCCGTCTTGCCGATCTCTTCGAGAAGCTGCATGCCGGCGCTTTGCAACGCGCCTGCAGCGGTCCTGCGGAAGGCGGCCAGCAGCCCGTTCGAAAACGTTTCCAGATCGAACAGGAAGTCCGTAGCCACGGCGCGTTGAACAATTTTGGTCATTCGCAAAGTTCGAGAATCGCCGCGAGCATTTCGGGCGTGGGCTGATGAGTGATGCGCATCGCGGCGCCGCGAGACCGGGTCTGATTGAACGCAGGCTTGCGGATACGATCGGCGGTCAGCGGCACATTGACCGAGAGCATGGCCCAGCAATCGCCGATTCCGTCCGAAAAGCCGCGCAGGTAAATGAGCGGGGTTGGGGCCGGCGCGGCGCTGCTGCGACGCCGACGTGATTTGCCTCCCGTTGGCGCAATCTCGCCGCCTTCAACAGTCAGAAAGCCGCTGGCAGAGCTGCTCCCGTTTGAAGAGCCGGACAATGCAATGTCCGTATCGACCGTTAGATTTCCTTCGGCGGCGGATTGTCCGTCGCCGCCACCCTGCAAAAAGATTTCCACACCCAGACCGGCGCTGCTGGATTCCGTGCCGGCGGTCTGCGCCGCGAGCTGCTGTTCGACGTTCAGCGCGCCGAGATCTGCGCCGGCGCCCGCTGTCTGCGCCGCGAATTGCTCTTCAATTGTGAGCGCGCCGAGATCTGCGGCAACACCATCGGCCGCGCCGGCGATCGGCTGCGAGACGGTCAAGATACCGCTCGCCGATGAAAGCCCGGCCGAAGCGCCCTGCAGCAGGACTTCGCTGGTGCCAAGCAATGCGAGCAGTAAACTCATACGAGGCTGACGGGATTCAACATCTTCACGTGGTCCACCAGGGGATTGAATTCCTCGGACCACTGATCCTGGATGTATCCTTCCACGAAGCCGTGCAGCGACGCGTTCACGGAAGTGGCCAGAGTATTGGCATCGAAATCCGTGTCGTTCAGAACATTGACGGCGTTGTTCTGGCTGGTCCAGATGTCGAGCCGGCAGCGGTAAACGTCGCCGCTCGGTTCATAACCGCTGATCGCGAAGAGTGCTTTGGTTGCCATAATTTTTGCTTTCTAGGCCCAGCCATCGACCAGGGAGGGATCGATCTCGGCCCATTCGACGTTGACTGAAAATTGCCAGGTGCCCGTGGCCGGCACTGTGGCGCGAATCACGAAACCTTCATTCTGCTCGAACAGCAGCGGATATTCGTCCGGCGTATTCCGCTGCCACAAATACGTGCCGGGCGGCACGATGAACTGTTCGCTCGCGGTCGTGGCCACGCTGGAGATGAATGACGTGATTGAGGAAAACCGATTCGTGTCCAGCGTCTTGGTGCCCGCCGTGAGATTCGTCGTGGTGGACACGCGCACGCCCGTGTCGGAGAAGAGTGAGAGCGGAAAATCCGTCCGCTTCTTGTTCGTGTTCGCGGTGCTGAACACGACCGCCGCGCCGGCGCCGCCATCGGCCGTCCAGCCGCGCGCCATGGTGCCGTTGAACTCGATCGAGCCGGCGGTGAAGGCCGTGCCGCCGCGCGCCGCGCTCAGGATAATCGAGCGCAGCAACATCACGCGCGTGGCATCCACCCAGCGCATCTGGAAAATTTCCGAGTTGGCGCCCAGGCCCGCGGCCATCACACCGCTGACCACGCCGAGCGAATATGCTCCGCGGGCGCCCAGTTCCATCGGCCGCCCGGCCACTCGCGCGGCGAAATGTTTCGGGTCGACCCCGAGTTGCGTCGCGCCGTCTTTTCCCAGGACTTTATGTAACCAGCTCATATCAGTTCCAAACCCAATTTACGTTGAATTGGCCAAGGCCGAACGCAGCCAGCGGATGCGCATAAATGGTGAAGCCCGTGCCGGCCACGATGCTGCCGCAGATCAGCGGACAAAGAGCCGCCGCTTCCGCATGTTCATCCGCGCCGTTATCGGCCGTCGTTTCCTGCATGAAAAACGCCTCGGCGTGCGAACCGCTCACGATGCCGGCCTGGCCGGTCACCGCGATCGACGCCTCGTCGGCCGGCGTCGCTCCGAAATTCAAGACCGCTGTTCCAGATGCGCCCATATCAATCCTCGCTGAAATCCAGATCGCCGATGGCGAACTTCGCCACCGCGCCGTTCGGCACGCTGCGGCTCGGCGAGACCGCGCCCCAGTAAAGAAGGTTGCCCGCGGTCGGATCGTCCCAGATCCCGAAGGCCACCACCGTGCCCCAGTCCGCGCTCGCCTGGACGAAGGCGATCTCCACGCCATTGCTTTTCGCTCCGCCGCTGGACGCCGGGAAATTCGTGGCGTTATTCGTCACGGATTTTCGGGCGTAACTGCCGCCGGTCACTTCCGTGCCGCCGCCGGCGTCCGAAGGCGTGGCGGTGTAGAGCGCGATGTAAACGGTGGCGGGCCGCGTGAAATCGCCGCCGCCCAGGACGTGGTCCAGAATCTTATTTTCGAGGTAATCGCTTTTGCTTCCCATAGATCAGCTCACTTCCTCCACTTCGGAGGCGACCACTACGCCGCCCTCGTCGCGGACGTGGACGATTTTCTTTTTGCCGCTGCGCATTTCGATGGTGAGATTGATTGGCTGCGGCGCTGGCGGGGGCGGAGGCGGTTCCGCGCCGCGTTTGAATTGATCGAGTTTGCGGAGGACTTCGGTGCGGGCCTTCATGAGCATGCGATTGAAGGCATTCTCATAAGCTTTGATGACGGGCTTCCGTTTCGCCATTAGCGTCTGCCATTGCGAGATCTCGCGCTTCGGCCGGTTCTCCTGGAAGTTTTCATCCGCCGCCGCATGATGACTGCAGGTCATGCCGAGTTGCTTCGCGCGAATCGCGCGGCGCGCTTCGGCCATTGCATTGCCGTCATTATTGTCGGCCGGCTCCTGAAATTGTTGATCGGCTACCGGCGGCGTCAGATCCGCGCTGCCGACCGGCGCCAGCCCGAACGGGATGTAACCAATGTCCCAGCCCTCGAATTCCTGCATGCCAAGATCAAGATATTCGCTCACGGCTTCCCAGGGCATGCCGCGATCCCAGAGTTTGGTGCCGGCCTCGAAGCGTTCGCGCCGCACCGCCTGCATTACCGGATGTTCATCCCAATTCAGCCAGGCGAAGGTCGGACTGCCACGCATGCGCGTCGTGACTTTCTCAATCGCATCGGTAATCAGATTGCCGGAAGGAATGCAGGTATCGACGATCAGCATATACCAGTCGGACGCGGACCCGATCGAGTAACTCTCCATCTTGTCGGCCATTGAAGGCGGCACGCCGAACGCGATGTAAACCTCGTGCCGGTTCTGCAGCCGGCTGGCGACCAGCGCGGCATCCATCGTCTGCACCTTGGGATCTTCCACAGTGATGTCGCCGGTGAGAAACACGGGCCGGAACTGGCCGCGCAGCGCGAGTTCTTTTTTCTCGCGGAGCTGCTGAACGATCTGGAGGCGTTGCGTGTCATCCGGGATGCCGCCCTTGGCGACGATGTAAGGACCGCGATCGCCGTTATTGCGCATCAAATTCAGATTGAACTTGCCCGCCAGATAATCCGCTTCGGCCGCGATCGCGGCGGCTTCATACTCAGCCAGGCCGCGCCAATCGTTGTAAGGATTCCAGGCTTTGACATGGATGACCTGGTCGGGAACGAGCAAATGCGTTCGCCCGTCGCCATCGGTGAATCGCCAGCCTTCCAGGTGGCCGGCGCGGACGATTTCCTTCATTCGATCCGGCCGGGCGACGATGAATTGCGGCCAGGCCGTACGCGCCTCCGGGAACGGCACCAGTGCATTATCATCAAGCAGCCAGAAGAATTCGCCCCTGAGCTTCCACCAGCCGATCGAGGCATCGATCAGTTCGGTGTAAGTGAGGTTGCGGACCGGCCTTTGCCAGAAGACGTCAATCGCCGGATCATTGAGGATCTGATCGGAGCCGCGTTTGACCGAGCTGAAGAGCAGACCGACGGCCGTAATCGGGCCGGCGATCTTCTTAATGGCACGCATGACCCAGGGAGATTGGGCGTAAGGCAGCCGGAGCCGATCTCCTCCGCCACCGTCCATGGGCGGGATTTTATTGAAGGGAAAGAGCGAGCCTTTTTTGACCAGGCTGGACACGACGCGATCGAGCAAACCGGGCGCAATCGGGTCCTTGAGCGCCCACGGAGCGAACGAAGTCTGGGTGCGGACCTGTTCGGGCGGGTTCACGAACCTCCTTTCGCGATCAGAAGCGCCGATTCCTTTGGGGTGCATATTCGCGCCAATGGGGTGCAAAACTCGCGGAGCGCTGTTCGCGGGACTTGATCGCCCCCCGGAACGTCCTGGGGCGTTTTAGCGCGGAACTCGGAATTCGGAGTTTGGAACATTCCGCCTTCTGCGTTCAGCATTTCGCCTTCGAAAAGAGAGCGCCGCGCGGCGCCAGCGATTGGGTCAGGGAGGAGGTGGCCCTGGTGGACCCCAAGGAGCGGGTGAACCGCGCGGCAAAGTGTGGAGGGGACGATCATATTACAGCGGCGGAGTAACCGATTGATCCACCGGCTGCGGCGCGATTCGCCAAAGCCAGGGCCGTGCAGCGGTCGCTATGACCCTCTCGGGTTCGGCGCGACCAGTAACTGTATTCGCCGTTGGTGATCACCTGCTGCATTTCGTGCAGGTCTTCCCGAATGATCGTGGAAATCGGTATGCGCAGCCGGCAAGTGCCACGGGCGTCCTTGAATGCGGAACGGAGCGATGGAAACAGTAGCCGTTTGAATCCCGTGGTGAAAACACACAGCTCGATCTTTCCGAATTCGTGTTCCGCGGGCTTCCATCGGCCGAGCCCGCCGCGTTTTACGTCCACCAGATAATCCCCGAGCCCGATGCCTGGGCCGGTATAATCGAAGCAAACTCGCTGCGCGGCGCGACAACGATCTTTGAGGATCTGCTCCTGATCTGGTGATGATACATTTTTCAGGACCAAAACCTCCCGTGTCCACAGAACGTCGCCGACGCGCTGCAACGTCCAGCAAACCGTCGGGTCATTTGAGCGGCCGAAGTCGATCCCCAGAAAGGTCGGATTCGTGGTCCCGGCTGCAGCCATGTCCCACATCTCCGTGGCGTCCGCACTTTCCGCCATCGCGATAATATCATAAGGCAGGAGGACATTCGCGGTATCGAGGAATTGACAAAGAAATTCCTGGGCGAAGCCATCCGGGTCATCGAACGCGGCCTTCAGCTCCTCGATGTCCACCGGCAGCCCCATGAGAACCGCGTGATAGATCGTCACCAGGTGCCGGCTCCATTTCATCTTCGGACCGTCTTCCTTGGTCCAGATTTTCTGCATCGCGCCGCCGGCGCCGTTGGGCGTGGTAATCAGCCGGACTTTCTTTTGCCCGCCGCGAAGCGGATTCGTGATGCTCGGCAGAACAGCGCGCCAGGTTCCCGCGGGGTTCTCGAAGAAATCGAATTCCGTGAGCAATAGATTCGCACTTCGGCCGCGAACGGTATTTGGCTTTCCCGGAACAGCGCGCATGCGGCTGCCATTTCGGAAAGTCACTTCAGCGCTCTTCAACAGAGTCTCGCTTCCGCCTTCCCGCCGCTCCTCGTAGTCAGCGATCGCGAGATCAAACGCCTGCGCCCAGGTCTTGCCTTGATCAAGTGAATCAAGCGCCTGCCGTTCGGACGGAGCGGCGATCATCCATTCGGTCCTAGGCCGTTTCTGGCAATCCTCCGCGGCTTCGGCTTCACTCGAGAAATCCTTGCCGCTCTGGCGGCTCATCAGGCCGGCTTTGAATCGGCTCTCGTCTTCCTTCCAGGCAAACTGGTATTCGAGCAGGAGACTGCGCGGATCCTTGGCCGAATAGGGATTTTTCCAGCCATTGATATTTTGCCCGAGCATGTGACCGGCGCAGCGCTTCTCCAATTCCTCCAGCGGAAGATCACGCAAAGGAATGCCGGCCGTGCGGCGCGCTGCTTCGATGCGCTCGCGCAATTTTTCAACCGCATCTTTTTGTGCGCTGGCCATTAGACGAGGCCGAACAGCTCGCGCATGCGCGAAGCTTTCTCGGCTTCGGAAAGTTCCTTGTTCTCCAAAAGGCCCTTGGCTTGGTCCGCCTGCGCGGCTTTGCGCTTCATCTCCTCGAATTTCTCGCGTTCGAGTTCCAGCTGTTTCTCGTCCAGATCCTGGTCCCTGGCTTTCAACACGAGCGAGAAGAGCGCTTTGACATCCTTCGGGTTCGCTCCTGGAGAAATTGAGAGATTGAAAGCCTGCTGCTTCAATGCGTCGATCGTGGCCTGATCGAACCGTCCCGGCCGGGCCGACGCGGCCTCCGCTACTGCTTCGGCCGTCTCGACCGAGCGCCGCCGCTTCAATAACAAGTGTGGTACACAAACCTCCTGCCAGAAATTGACCCAGGATTCGTTGGAGGCTTGAATGCCCCACTCTTTTTTGACCTGCTCCTTGGCGGCCGGGTAGATCATCCCGCTGAGAAGCCAATCCGCAAGAATCGCCTGTCGATCCTCGGACATGTTCAAAAGCGGATTGCGGGATTTTCTCATTCACAATTTTTGCGCCTGATGTTTTCCCTTCGTAGTCAGCGTCCAGGTAGCGATCTTTTCAAAATCGTCAACGGCTCCGGCGAGATAACCTTCAGCCTCCAGCTCGCGCCGGGCGCTTTCATATTCGGCCTGTGGCGGCCGATCCCGGAAGAGAGGTGAAATCGAGACGGCTGCCCAAAGTGTTCTATCGGTGAATGGCTCCCCGTCCGCTCCGAGCAGAGCGATCAGAATCGCGCGGCGCATGGTGTGGTGAACGCTCATGCGACCTCCCGGCATAGAAATTTGGTTTCGCCACGAATGCGATCCAGGCTGTTGAGAATGCCCCGCTGCGTCACGGCCTGGCTGACCGCCTTGACGATCTCGCCGCCCCGCAAGTCGTCGCGGCCTTTCACCATGAATCCATCCGCGCCGGCATGAATGGCGGTGGCGATTGTCTCGGGCCGGCCATCGCAACTGATCGCGATCAACGGCGCTGCGGGCTCGTGCATCCGCACCATGTGAACGGTGTGCACGGGCGATGAATCCGGAAGACTGAGATCAACCAGCAGGCAATGGGCCTGCACCAGCGGCAGAAGCGAGAGCCCAACCGCCAGCGAAGCCGCTTCGGCGATGTCATAGACATTGCCGATCAGGTGCCGGACGATCAGGCAGTAATCGCGATCGTCGTCGATCAGCAGGATTTTATTTCGCGGCATTAACATGGCCACGGAGTTCGGACACGGCTTCGAGTACCGTGTTGATTCGATTGTGGATCTTCTCGGCGCGCGCCTCCCCGGCAACGGCCAGCGCTTCGCGATCCGCTTTCATTTCGCGCCGGATTTCGGCCAGACCGGTCAGCAGCACGGCGATTTCGCGCTCGTGATCGCGACGGAATTGCAGGAGATCCGACTTGAGCGCGTATTCCTCGCTGAAGCTCACCTCGCGTTTCTGCGTGCTGCGCCGGTTCATCAACATGATGACGAAGCTTCCCACGGTGCAGACCACCGCAATGACTGCCACCATGCTGTTCCAGAAATTCTGGAACGCGACGGGGTCCTGTGTGACAATGGCGCTCAGCAAAAGTTTGCAATTTGCAATTGTTGTCCGGCATCCGGCGCCGGCCCGCCGAGATCGAGCCGGTCGCCGTCTATGATTTCGCAGCGCGGACCCAACAACCTCGGACAAGTCCCGCCGCCCATGAAACCGCTGATGATCACTCGCGGTTTCGATTGACTTTGCATTTTTAATTCCTTCGCTTCCTTCGCCCCTTCGCGGGAAACCTTAGAAGCTATATCCCAGGAACGCGCGGAGCTGCAGCGCGTCCGCGTGCGGGTCCCAGATGTAACGCGCTTCGGCACCGGCATAAGCGTGATCGGTGATGCGCGCCTGCGCGCCCAGGCCGATGTGCGTGTTCCAGTTGTCCAGTTCCCAATTGCGGCCGACGCCGACGATTCCGTAAGGATCAATTCGGATGCTCGTCGGGAACCGCAGCGCGAAGCTGAGGCTGGAATAATCCACCGCCGCGCCTTTGAATTCGTCCACCGCGCTGATGACTGAATCCAATTTCAGCCCGACGTGCTCACCGAACCAGGCGTTGAGCCCGAGACCGGCGCCGAACTTTCCCTGCCGGATGTTCGTGTGCAGGACCTCGTCGATCCCGTTGGGCTCGGGCGCGGTGTAAGCCGCGAAGGTCTCGGCCTGAAACGTTGTCGTGTCGAGCAGTGAGGCGCAGTTTCCCCGCGAAGGGGCGAAGAGCGCGAGGGCAAGGATGGCTAAGGAGCAAAGGATGCGATGTTTATTCATGATCGGTTTTGGGGTTTGGGGTTTCGGCATTTTTCGGAACTTGCAGAACGAAATTTTGGCGGATCACTTCGCGCAGGAACTTCTGCCTGCCGGTAAGGACCGGCTCGCGCAGCGCGACGGTCACGGCGTCGGACATTTCCTTGCCGAGACGCAGCTTCACTCCGTCACCTCCACGGGCGGGCGCGGAATGTTCACGTTGATTTCCTCGCCCGGTTTCGGAGTCGTGGAACACGACGCGAGCAGCAGGCAGGCGATCGCGATGATGGCGACCTGGAGGGCCGCGCTTTGTCGCGGCCTTGATGTCAGGGACTCGACGAAGCGAGTCCCTCCCATTAAAAAAAGTAAGCTTCGCACAGTCGGAGATTTTCTTCGGTGAGCCGCACGATTCCCTCGTAACCCTGGTAAAAGACCGGCTTCGCCGCGCCGTGCTCGTCGCGCACAATGACCACATTCAATTTGTGGCCGGGCAACGGCTCCGGGCGGTCGAACGCGAACATCCCGAATGCGAGCGCGCGCGATTCGTTCGGGGACGTCTGCCCGTAGAGCCACACTGCATAGAACCGGACCGAGAGCGCCAGCTTGGTGCAGGCATTTGCAATCGGCGCGTTCATCGACGCCACCGGCGGAATGCCCATGCGGCTGAGAAACGCGGTGCAGGCCGGATGAAATGTTTCCGCGAGCCACCCGAGCGCCGGACAGATATATTCTTTGTCGTCGAAGAATCGCTGCTCGGCCATGACTCCGTGATCGCGTAAACATTTGGCGATGTCGAAATAGTCGATCACTTCCAGAGGATGGGATACTTCGCGCCGTAACCGTTCTTCGCGGCGATGATGTTCCAGTCCGGATCGAACCGGCGCACGGTCATGTTGCCGTCCATGATTGGAAGATAGCTTTTGTGCATGTAGGCGAACTCGCGCACCGCGCCGTTGACCTTGCCGTCGGGCGTCCGCAGATCTGCGCGCCACGGTTCGGGTGTGCTCACGCAACCGGTGCAGCACATCAGGAGGCCGAGAAGCAGAACGAGACAGAGAATGGCGGACAGGAGTTGTTTGAGGGAATAGTTCATGATGAGTTTCAGGGTTGAAATTCGGGACGGCGAAACCGGTGGGAAAACGCCGCCCTTCTCCTCGCAAGGAAGAGCTGTGAGGTTTACATACGATGATCCTTTCTTAAGGGGATCGGTCATGCAGGCCGCATCGGAACACAGCCGCGCGAAGCCAGCACCCCCACGACGGGAATTATGTGTTGCCGGAAGAAAAAAAGAAGGACCCCTAAAGGCGGGTCACGCGCTCCGGGGTCCGGGACGGAAGCTAGGAAAGTTTTTCCGCGCTGTCAATCAGGGAGGGTTTCCCGCGAAGGGGCGAAGGGGGAAAAGTAATCAGTGACCAGTGATTCAGTGTCTTCGTTTCTTCGCCTGGGAAAATCGGCCGCGCGGGCGGAACTGGCCGAGAATGAAATAAATCAGCGCCGAGCCGAGCACGACGCCAACAATCACCAGCGGCAGCCAGAGCCAGAACGCAATAGCGGAATCCACCGATCAGTAAGCGGTAAATTGTTTGATGGTTCGCCGCGAGCCAGCGACGGAAGTATATTCGTATGTTCCGCTGTCGCTTGCCTGAATGTTCACCTGATCGCCGTCCACGAAACCTGCTTCATCGGGATGATTTTTGAGCAGGCACAAGCCCTCATAAATGGACATGCCTCCCTCCCTGATGGTCCGCGTCTCTTTAGGATTTATGATTGAAACGTTCAATGTGCGGAGTGTTCCACTGTGCCCGCCGACGCTTTGAATGAGCAAGCCATCGCGCGCGCGCTGGATGATACGGCCCTTGATCAGCCAGGGCGTTCCCACGGTTGCATTCGCCGCGCGAGCGTCCCGTTCGGCCCGCAGACGGGCTTCAACGCGATTCTTTTCTTCGAGATCGGCGAGCTGCGCCTCGGTAATCTTCAATCTGAACCGGGCGGAAGCGAGCGCATCCTGATTTTCCTTGAGCCTGGCCGCGCGGCCAGCATCTCCATACTTCTCAAGACACCAGGGCGGCAAATCATTCCATTTCGCTTTGACCAGGCCGGCCTTGTTTCCCAGTAACAGACCCTCCGGCGTGACGCGGCTCAGTTTGAGATTCTTGAAGACATCGCCGATGCTGTTGGTGATAACCAGATCTTCGATCCGATTCGTGATCGTTTCCGGATCGCGCCTTATTGGCGCCGGCTGATCCGCCAATGCCGAAGAACCGGCCAGCAAGGCCACGAAGAGAACTTTTCGACCGATCATATTAACCTCCCTTTGTGAATAACTTCCTGTTTGCCTGGACAGTTTTTGTCCCATCTGATTTGCGATGCTAGTCCCGAACCAAAGAAAAGGAATCGGATGAAGACTATATTTTCCAACCGCGTCCGGCTGGAGCCGGAATTAGAGGAGATTGCTGCCCTGCTTACTGCCCCCCAGCGTCGGATCATGGCCGCCAAACTTTCGCGGTGGGCTAGAGAGCTGATGGTGAGTGCCGCAATCATAGACGCTGACGCTACTGGCTACCGCCGACCTTCTTTAAGGCCTTTGACGCGGCGGCGTCTGGCTTTGAACTAGAGTTCCCGTATCGAGGTGGAGACTCCTTCAGTTCAGCCGGGATGCTGATACCGAGGCGTCCGAGCTTTTCGTAAATGGCATCCCTGATAAATTGCGACTTGTTGGACACTCTCTTTTTCCGCAGTCCATTCTCCAATGCCTCCTCGAAATTCGATTTAACCGGAAAGGCTATCAGTTTTTGATCTTTGCCACGCTGGTTCGGCATGGGTGTATAACACCCAGTCCCATCTGAAAAAAGAAGCACATTTTTTGTTGACTGTAGTATAGACTGAGTCTATACACCCATCAATCACAAACTTATGCCCCGAGGCGCGATCACAAAAAAAGAATCCCGGCTGCTGACCGTCTGGGTGCCAGAAGCTGCTCTGCCACTCCTCGATCGCGGAGTCCGCAAGGAGGACGTGGACCGGTCGAAGTTCATTCGCCGAGCGATCAGGGAGAAACTGATCCGCATCGGTATAGCCTGTCCAACGGAATGAACGACAATCTTCAAGACAGTCTGCTGTTCAAGCAGGTGACGCAATCCGAGCCAGCTAATCTGACGGAGGCATTGGATCGCGCCCTGGCAGAGCAAGTGAACGGAATTGGAAGTGTGGTGCGCGATTGTATCGAGCGGCGGTGCAAGAAACTTCTGATGGAACTCGATCTGCAAGCATGTCCTCCCGGCCGGCTGCTCTTTCTCAATCCCGATCTTTTCCGGCCTTCGCCGACTTCGTCTCTTCGCGGGAAAAAATCATGAGCACTCAACTCATTCTCGATCCGATTGCGCGGCAGTGCCGGCAGGAAGATCCGCTCTGCGCCATCGTCGAGGTCAAACGGCGCCTGGGCGCGAATGAGGACGAGGTCATTGCGTTGATCGAGCAGGGTTCTCTGTTCTGGGCGTTTGATATCTCCACACCGGGCGCGATCAAGCGCGAAATCCGCGTGTGGCATCAGAGTGTGAATGATTACCAGGAGCAGACGTCCGCCTTGCGCAGTGTCGATGAAGTGATCCGCGATATTCTGCCGAAGCATCGGCGGCCGGTGCTGCGGGCCACTGAGCTGATGCGCGCGCTGAATTGCAGCCAGCTTCACGTTTACAATTTGATCGAGGCGAAACAATTTGACCTGGTGGACCCCAACTGGCGGCCCGGTCCGGGCGGATCAGCGCAGCTTACCCGGACCAGCGCCGCCGGTTTTTTGAAAAGGAGAAAACTATGATTTCCCGCGAAGGCTCGAAGGCGGCGAAGGAAGGCGCAATTCAGCCCGTCGCGAACTTCGCTTCTTCGCGGGGAACAGTAGCCCGGAAATGGAACGGCTTCTGGCCCGAGCCGGCGCACATCGAGCCAGTCGAGGAAAATGTGCTGCGGCCGGAAGTCGCCCGGCGGCTGGTGCAGTTCGGATTGAGGGAACGGCTTCTGAGTTTCCCGCGAAGATTCGAAGTCAGCGAAGTTCCCCAGATCCTCTGCCCGCCGCGGCGCGCAACGGAGTGCGCGCCCTACCATGAACGAATCGTGTTGTTCGGCGAAAGGAATTCATTGCGATGACCGCGCCGCAGGTGATCGAGCTGCCGTTGTTTCAGGCGTCGCGCGAGGACCCGAACGTGCAACGGTTCCTGCGGCTGCTGGAGGCGCACGGGCATCTGACGCGGGCGAAGCTCTCGGCGATCACGGGCTGGAGCGAGCGGCAGATCCGGATGCTGGCCGAGGCCGCCGGCGATGACGTCGTGCGCGGCCAGAACGGATTCTGCCTGACAGATCGGGCGCTGCGCGAAAATTTGAACGAGGTCCAGGAGACGGCGGAAATGAGCATCAGCCAGGGAAAGAAAATGATCCGCTACGGCTTCAGGCTGAAGCGGCGCATCCATGCGAGGGTGGCATGATGAGGGGCGGGCTTCCGGCGGCAGTTCTGGCGCGCGCGTATGAGCGCGGGCGGAAACACATTTCCCGCGAAGTGGCGAAGGGGGCGAAGTCCAGACTGGAGGCGCGGGAAACGGATCTATCCATGACGCTGCTGGAAAGTATCCGCGCCGAGCATTTTAAGTGCGCCTGGCGATTCCTGGAGATCGGTGAGCGCACCTGCGCCGCCCGGCATATCCGGGCCGCGATCATCGCCCGGCAACAGATTGAGAAGCTGGAGGGCTGCGCTTCATCGCGGCCCAAACAGGGATATGACGTAGCGTGCCCATCCATCATCGACATATGAGCACTGAGCTGATTACCGCGGCTTCGGCTGAACGCATTGAGCGGATCAAAACTTACCATGCCAGTTGCCAGCGGGCAGGCGGAGACATTCTCGCGTATTGGGCGCTGACGGGACTGGAGCTTCTGGCTTTGAAGGAGGAGACCCCCCACGGTGAATTCGAAGATCTGAAGAAGCGGGAGTTCGGCGACATCCCGCGGGCCTGCCTGGGGCGTTATATGCAGTTCGCCGGCGATCTCAAAGTCAAATATCCCACTGTGGGATATTTGGTGGCTGACCGCTGTTTGCTGACGAATGGCGAGCTTTCCGGGGAGCAGCGCGAGACCGTTTTGCAGGCGGTTCACGAGGTAGCTGATGGCAAGACCGTGACGGCGTTTTTCCGTGAGTTGCGAATGATGCGGCAGCCGAAGAAGCAGCAGTATCACCGGCCAGGCCAAGTGGATGCGCAGAAGCAGGCCGCGCACGAAGCGAAACTGGCGCGCGACCACATTTTGACGCTGGCGCATGACCTCGGGCTGGCGCGCGAGGAACTGCACCTGGTGGATGATGCGACGCGGGACGCGCTCTTCGATGCGTGCCTGGAGATCACGACTTTTGTTCGGGTAGCCAAACAATCAGGAGGCAGAAAAACCAAATGCAAATGAATCCTGATCCAATAGAACCTCTCGCCGCCGGCATGCTGCCGGAGGAGAACTCCGGAGCGCGCTCGGACCTTTCCTCGGGTCCGGGGGTTTCGACGGACCCCGTTTGTGTCGCGCATGAAACACCGGCGGCGTTTTCCATCCCGGCCAGCGCGCAGGCTGAGTTCATCGCGCTGCCGGAGCCGGCCCGCGCCCAAGTGCTCAGCCGGCTGAAGGTGATGCAGTCCATCGCCGCGTCCGGCAACAAGCGTGCCACCTGCAGGTTCTATGCAGCGCGGTTGCGGGGAGTGCGCGGAGGCTCTGCACAGCGGTTTTATACCCTTTATTTCGCTTATCGAAAATCCGGCGACTGGCGGGTGCTGCTGGATCACGCGAAGGCGGGCATCAAACTGACTGGTTCGGCGTGCCACGCCGCGCTGCCTCGGGCGTTCCGGGAATTCTGGAAATCACTTTGCGAGGAGAACAAGCGGCGCGGCGGCGACAAGGCGGCGCATCGCGTGTTGCTGGCGATCTGGCGGACGCATTTTCATCCGACCATGCGCAAACCAGTCCGCGAGATTCCGGGTTATCTGCGCTGGCCGGAAGCTGATCCGGGCACGGGTGCGCCGCAGGGCTGGACCTACTCAAATCTGTCGCGGCATTCGCCGAACGCTTTCGAGAAAATGGTGGCGCGCATCGGGCGCAGCGCGGCGGGGGCGCATCGGCCGCTGGTGTATGGCACGCGCGCGGATCTGTGGGTGGGGTCGCATTATCTCTTCGACGATTTGTGGCATGACCATTTCGTGAATTGCCTGGACACGAAGAAGACCGGGCGTCCGCTGGAGTTTGGCGCGTTCGATCTGTTCAGCGCCTGCAAGTTCGCCTGGGGCATGCGCGTGCGGACCGAAAACGACGCGACCGGGAAAATGGAAGGCCTGAAGGAGGAGATGATGCGCTTCCTGCTGGCGAGCGTGCTGGCGCAGCACGGTTATTCTCCACGTGGAACGGTGCTGGTGGTCGAGCACGGCACGGCGGCGATTCGCGACGACCTGGAGCGCGTGCTTTACGATTGCAGCGATGGGAAGATCACGGTGGCACGCAGCGGAATGGATGGCGGCGGCGACGCGCTGGGAATTTACGCCGGGCGCGGCAAGGGCAACTTCCGGTTCAAGGCGGCTTACGAATCGCTTCACAATCTGGTCCACAACGAAATGGGGTTGCTGCCGGGCCAGACCGGGCCGAACCGTGAGACGCGGCCGGAGGCGCTGCACGGTTTGTTGAAGCGCAATGACGCGTTGCTGTGCGCGATGGCCGCGCTGGAGCAGGAAGCGCCCGAGCGCGCGAAGATGCTGCGATTCGATCTGCTGGAGTTCATGCAGTTCCAGGAGCTGGCCATGGAGATTTATCAGCGGATTAACGGCCGTGTGGAGCACGATCTGGAAGGGTGGGGAAAACAGATCGTACAAGTGCAGCGCAATGGGCATCCATATTTCCGCCGCAAATCACCGACCGAAGTCTGGGACGGCGGCCGCAAGGAGTTGACGAAACTCGGCCCTCTGGCGATCGCGATGATTCTCGGACCGGACATCGGCATCGCGCGGACGATCTACAACGGCGTGACCGAAATTCAGGACAAGGAGTTGTCGGCCGATCCATTGATCTTCGACACGCACGGCGTTGACCGCGGCGAATACCAGGTGGTGCTGAATCCGTTCCTGCCGGACCGGCTGTTCGTGTTCAACACGAAAGGCGGGTTCGTGGCGGAGTGCCCGCGCATCTGGCGCGTGAGCCGGCTCGATCCGGAAGCGTTGCAGCGCGCTTACGGCCGGGCGCGAAAGATCGAGGGCGAAATGCTCGCGCCGCTGCGCGCGCGCGGAGCGAAGCTGCTGACCGAACAGACAGAGAACGCCCGGCACAACGCGGCAGTGCTCGGCGCCGGCAAAGCGCCGATCTCGACGCGCAAAATTGCGGCGGATGCTTTCGAGAGTCTGCCGGAGCCTGATCAACGCGGCGAGGAGGCGACGCCAGCGGAGGATCAGGAAACGTTGTTGGACAACATTTGAGAGTAATCAAAATGGAGGACGATCAAAAACTTGCGGTCATCGAAAAGGGCGGCGCCGGCGTCATCAATGTGAGCGGGGACACCTGCACGGTGAAGACCGCCGATTATCCGGAGGAGCATCGCAACCTGGTGCGCTGGCTGTTCGCGTTCGCGAAGGAGATGGAATGGAGCTGGGAGGATCTGGCGCGCGAAACGAAGATCAGCACGACGACGATGTATCGCGTGTGGACCGGCAAATACCGGAACACGGATACGGGCGAGCTGGTGGACCTGACCTCCCTCTGCGAACGGATCGCGCGATTCAAGGAGCTGGCCGAGGAACGGGCGCTGGCACGCCGGCTGCCGTTCATCGAGACGAGCGTGTTCCGCCGGATCGAGAAGGTGTGTCGCGAGGCGCTGATCATGCAAACGATCGCGATGATTTACGGCGAGTCGCAGATCGGCAAGACCGAGAGTTTGAAGGAGGTCGCGCGCCGGAACAATCACGGGAACACGGTTTACGTGCTGATGCCCGCGAGCGCCGGCGTGCAGGCGATGATGAAAGCGATCGCTGAGGCGTGCCATATCAGCGTGCGCACCAGTTTCGAGCAGCTTCGCGAACGGGTCGGCAATTATCTGGATGGATCGAAGCTGCTGGCGATCGACGAGATTCATGAATGTTTCGTGAGTTATCAGAAGTCTTCGCTGGTGAAGTGCCTGAGCGTGTTGCGGCAGTTGCAGGAGATCAGCCAGTGCGGCCTGGTTTTGTGCGGCACGAATGTGTTCCGGCATGAGCTGGAGCGCGGGGAATTCTCGCAGTCGCTCAAGCAGCTTCGCAAGCGGGGCATCTGGGAGCTGCAGCTCGAGGATGCGCCGAAGGAGAAGGATCTGGCGGCGATCGCGGATTTTTACAAGCTGCCGGCGCCGGGAGGCGAGGCGGCCGAGCTGGTGAAATGGATCGGCAAGGAGATGGGTCTCGGGAAATACACGCGGTTCCTCGCGCGGGGCGCGCAGCTCGCCAACAAACGCAACGACCGGTTTGGCTGGAAACATTTCGTGGAGATCGTGGGCATCGCCACGAAGCTGAAACAAAAACAGGAGGGTCAATGAGCACAAAGAAGATTTCCCGCGAAGGGGCGAAGGGGGCGAAGCCGGACAATTACGGAATTCCGCAGCAGGTGCTCGGGCTGGTTCATACAAGCGTGGATGATGCGCACTCACGTTTGTGGCACTGGACGGCGGCGGACCTGAATGATCTGCGCAAGGCGCACGAACTTTGCGTTTATCAAGGCCAGAAGACCAAGGCCACGATCATCGCACGCCGGATCAGGCAACTGGAGAAAGGAGGCGGGCGATGAGCATGAAGATTTCCCGCGAAGGGGCGAAGGTGGCGAAGCGGAAATGCCGAAGATGTGGATGCACGGAAAACCGCGCTTGCCTGGAAGGATGCAGTTGGGCATTGGACACGGATATTTGCACCGCGTGTCTGACCGACACCGAAAACGTCATGTTGATGCTGGCCGCGTTTCTGCGCGTCGATGCCGAGTCTTTCTATAGACGGACGCTGAGTCGGGCCGAATCTGTAGAGAATTTTGTCCGGAGTTTATTGCTGAAGGAGAAGAAAGGAGGCGGACGATGAAGATCATTCTCTGGTTTTACTGCGCCTTGTTTGGCTGGATTATTTGGGAGGCGCTCGCGTTGCATCGCGCAGTCTCTGCGCCTCCGCGTCTCCGCGGTGAAACTTCCCTTCGCCGCCTTCGCCTCTTCGCGGGAAATGTTTTGGCCAGGATCGTCTTTGCCTGGCTGCACCTTCGCGAATGGTTTGGCTTCGCGAGATCGCGCGTGCGCGCGTTCTGGTTCCGGCACACGAAGATCATCGTGTGTTCCTGGTGCGGGCACACGCGGCACACTGCGCGGTTCAGTTTCCTGCCCTGGTCGCCGGTCACGAATTGCATTTGCCCGACGTGCGCGGCGGACCTGAAGGGATGGGGTCTCCCGCGAAGGTCCGAAGTAAGCGAAGGAATTATTTTTAGCAGCGTCGGAAGCTCTCCGGATTCTTCAAGTCCGGTTCCCCATCGGCCCCAAGGTGCTGCCGGAGCGCGTTACCCCGCCGGCGCTGCTGAAATTTTCGCATGCGGAGACAGCCTCGATGTAAATCCTAAACCAGAAGGCCCTGCTTGCCGCGGGGCAGCCGTCGAGGACCCCGCGTGCGATGCTTTATCCCGCGAAGGGGCGAAGTGAAAAACGAATCCATATTACTGGCCGAAGCCGCCAGATTCAGGACGCTGGCCGCGGAGGCGGCTCTCAGTGCCTTGAATTACGTCCCAGGCGATGACAAGAAGCATGCGGAAAATGTGCGGCTGGCGCGCGAACATGCGTTGCGAGCCGAGACATGTAAGGATGCCGCGCGATTGATCGGAAAGGGTGCAAAATGAAATCATCATTAGCAGAGATCGAACGGTTCACCAAAGACTTCGCCGACGCTCGCGAGCGCCTGACGCAATTGGTGGGCGATATTGAATCGGAATTGGCAGCGGTCAAGCGCCGGCACATGGCGGCGTTGAAACGCTTCGTTGCGGGCACGGCTGAACGGCACGCGCGTCTCAAGGCAGCGATCGAGGAAACGCCCGAGTTGTTCGTCAAGCCGCGCACATTGATTCTGCACGGGGTGAAGATCGGCTTTCAGAAGGGCAAAGGCGGAATCGAGTTCGATAATGCCGACCGCGTGGTGGAGTTGATCCGCAAACATTTCGACGATCCCGATGCGCTGATTCGCAGGGAAGAAAAGCCGGACAAGGAAGCATTGGCAAAATTGTCCGCCGCAGAGCTGAAGAAGATCGGCTGCGCGATCGTGGATGCCGGCGATCAGGTGGTAATCAAGCCGACTGATGGCGACGTGGAGAAGATCGTGAACGCGCTGCTCAAGGATTCCGTGGACGAGCCGGGCGTAAAGGAGGCGGCTTGAACGCAAAACGCTATCACAAAATCGCGGGTGAACTGACCCGGCTGAAAGATGAAATCTTCCGTCTCACGCCTGCGCCACCCAACCGCCGCCGTCGCTGTCTCTTGTGCTGGCGAATGCACCTGGAGTCGGAGATGACCTATGTGCAAAAATACCGCCGCTTCCAATGCACGAAACCCAGCGAGTGGTGTCAAGGCACGCCGAACGCGACGAGGTAAGCGAACCACGAACTTATGAGCACACAAAAACCTGACAGCCTGATGCCGGACGACGCTGGACACGCACAGGCCAAACCAAGTAGCCAGCCTCTAGGGTGTGTGCTCATAAGTGAAGTGGCAAGCGAAGCGCAGCCGCCGCAGGCGGGATCGCTTCAGCGAGTTTGTTCCGCAGCGAGCGCGAGCGAAGCAAGGGACAACGAAGCTGATACCTCGTCGCGTTCCGCGCGAGAAAGCGGCCGGGCGGCATGGCATCCGATTGAGACTGCGCCCCAAGATGGGACAAGACTGTTATTGTGGAGCGATGGGCAAATGGAAATCGGTTACTGGTCCACATGTATATGGGTGGGACGGGGCGCATGGATAATTTACGAGAACCGTAGCGACACAATCGAATTAAACCCAACGCACTGGGCGACACTTCCTATGCCGCCAGACGCTCCCCCCGCAGCGGGGGAGCGAGCGCTCGCGCGGAACGCTCCGGGTGAGCGACTGCCCGGAAAACCAACAACGTAACTCTATGCCAAAAACTCAATTGCAACGCGGGTCGGCAGTTCGCTCCAACCGGATTGTTCTGCCGCAAGCGTTCAAATTCAAAAAGCTTCCGTCATCGGTGGACGGCTATGGAAATCGGCGCGCACTGATCTGCAATGGGTGCAAGAAAGTCCTGACGCGATGCGACCCCGGAAACGGCGCGGGATTCCGATACGCTCATGTAATGGAGCAAAACGCACAGAAAGAACACCTGCTCAAATGCTCGAAAGCTCGCCGAATGGTTAAAGCTCTCGAAAAGCAAATGCGGCAGAACGCGGGAGATGAGGCGCGCTGATGAAAACTGACTCCAATCCAAAGGTTCCCGAATCGACTGCGGCGGAACAAGCGTCGCCTCCAGCGACCTTGTTCCGCGAATCAACCTTCAGACGGCTTGTTATAGCGAGATACTTCCTGTTCATCATTTTCCTCTTCGGTGCCTCGCTGGGATATGGCCAAATCGTCGTAGGTCTAATGTGGGCCTGCTGGACATTGAACGTCTGGATCCTTGAAGACATGTATTCGCGGAACGCTCCGCATGAGCTACCCGGCGCGAAGAACCAAGACGCATGAATAACACTCTGGCCATCGAACTGCAGAAGCCCGCCGGGTTAGCTCCATGCGGTTGTTCAGCCTCATTGTCGAGGGTGTGGGACATGCCGAACTCTGACACTTTCGACGTGCCATCCATCGCGGGCTTCGTGAAAAAGTATCTGATGAAATCCAAAATCTCGGTGGACTGCTTCTCGCGGAACAAGCGATGGACGACCTACACCAATGACCTGAATCCGAACACGGCGGCGGAATATCACATGGACGCCGAGGACTTCCTGACGATGCTCGCGGACAAAGACATCGTGGCTGACCTGGTAATCTGTGACCCGCCATACTCGCCGCGCCAGGTGAAGGAATGCTATGACTCCATCGGTCTGCCCATGAAGCAAACGGATGCGCTGCTCGGCATGACGCGCAAACGACTCAAGAGGCAAATCAATCGCCTCGTGCCGGTCGGTGGTGTGGTGCTGCACTTCGGCTGGAACACGGTCGGCATGGGCAAAGGCTGGAACATCGAAGAAGTGCTGCTCGTGTGCCACGGCAGCGACCACAACGACACAATCTGCATGGCCGAAAGGAAAACGCCCGAATTACAGGAGACGTTCCTATGAGGCTGAACGGCGAGATCAGGCGCGGCGAGCCTGACGCAACGAACAAACCTGTGGGCGAATCGCCGTCGCCTGCATCGAATGGTTAAGCACGAATATGAAACTAGACCGAAACATCACGAACCCGAGACGTGGCAAATACGCGCTCATCAAACTGCGTGTCGCAACACCACGAATCATCCGCGACGAAAGTGGAGACGTGCGCGTAAAGGCGGAATCCGTTGACTTTGGGGACACCGAGGATTCGGATTTCTTCGTTATCCGGCTCAAAGACAAGTATGCCGGACCTGCTCTCACGGCCTACGCAGTCGAAGCTGAACAAGATGATCCTGAGTATGCGAAGGAAATTTTCGCGCTCGCGGACAAGGCAAAGAACCACCCAAATCGAAAGATGCCAGACTAAGTGCTTAACGACAAGCTCACCCCATGACTGCCGCGCCTATACGCTCCGAACTCGCCAATGATGCCCAACGCGGCAGTCATTGCGGGTGTAGCGGCTTGTTGTGCCACGTCAGAATGTTCAAACCTCAATTTGCTCCGCTCGTGGAAGCGGGGACGAAATGCCAGACCGTGCGCCCGACTCCCAAACGGATGCCGAAAGCTGGCGACAAAATCAGCCTGCGGATGTGGACGGGAAAACCGTATCGAAGCCAACAGCGCGTGCTGCGTGAATCGGTCATCACTGCCGTCGAGCCATTCGACCTCGACGCAATGCGGCTCTGGAAAGAAAGTGACCGCGATGCGTTCGCACGAGCCGACGGCTTCGGGGACTGGCCGGAGATGCTTCAATGGTTCATCAAAACTCACGGCTACCCGTTCGTAGGCGTGACGATCAAGTGGCACAACAAGGATTAGGCGACACCTGTTCGCATATCATGAAACGAGAGCATGCCATTGAACGTTTGCGGCAGGTGATCCGCCGCAAGCACTTCTCGCTGTCCACTGAGGAATCGTACTGCGGCTGGCTTCGACGCTATATGCTTTTCGTCCGCAAGCTGCGCTCCGGCCTGGCCAGCGAGCAAAAGGTCGAGGTGTTTCTGACCACGCTCGCCCGTGATGATGTGTCCGCTTCAACACAAAATCAGGCATTCAATGCTTTGATCTTTTTCTATCGCGAGGCGCTCGGCCGGCCGTTGCAACGCGTGGATTCGCTTCGCGCCAAACGCGCCGCCGTTGTTCGTAATGCTCCCTCAGTCCAGGAAACGCGCGCGCTCCTGGGCGGCGTCAGGGACGCCAGCGGTTATCCGGTACGGCTGGTGGTGAAGTTGATTTACGGCTGCGGGCTGCGCGTTTCAGAGCCGCTGAATCTGCGTATTCGCGATGTGCGGCTGGATGACAGCCGGTTGGTCATCCGCCAGGGCAAAGGCCGCAAGGACCGCGTGGTGGCGATCCCGTGTTCGCTGGCTGGCGAGATCAAAGCGCAGATGGAATCAGCGCGGGCTGTGTGGCGACGTGATGTGGCGGCGGGTGTGCCGATCAAATTGCCGAATCAGATCGCGCGAAAGTATCCGCATTCGCAATTCGCCTGGCCCTGGGCCTGGTTGTTTCCCCTGGCGGCGCCGTGCGCCGATCCGCGCACAGGCGGGATCGTTCGATGGCGCATGTTGGAATGTAATGTGCAGCGCGCCGTCAAGCGCGCCGGCCGCAAGCTCGGGCTCGCGATCCTGCCGCATGAGTTGCGGCACGCTTACGCCACGCATTGCTTGAACAGCGGGCAGAATCCGCGGGCGATCCAGGAGGCAATGGGACACAGGTCGCTGGAGACAACGATGGGTTATTTGCATGCGGAAGCGCTCAGTGTGCGCAGTCCATTGGAGGTTTTAGTATGAAAATTGCCCGCGAAGCAGCGATGGCAGCGAAGCCCGATTACAAAATCTTTTGGGGTAACACCAAGCCCGAGGTAATTGCCGCCCTGAAGCGAGAGGCTGAGGCTCAAACACGTTTCTTCAAACCGTTCAGCGGGGAAACGCCTGAAGAGTTTGCCATCCGCGTCTGGGCCTGCGGATTTCTTTACAGCCGCGAATTTTACGCCGAGGCAGTTGCTTTGAGGCAGGCTGGTTGGCCGCCTGATCCTTCGCCTCCTTCGCCCCGTCGCGGGAAACATTCCGGATGACTGCGCTACCATTCAACCAGGCATTAAAACTCGCCGAGAAGATCAAGGCCGAACTGGCGCCGTTTTGTGAACGAATCGAGATCGCCGGGAGCATCCGGCGCCGGCGGCCTTTCGTGAATGATATTGACCTGGTCTGCCTGCCGCTGGCGGATCAGGTGAACGCCTTGCGCGCGCGCGTACTGGCGAAAACGCAGCCGATCAGTGATGGTCCGCAAACCATTCTCACTCGGCTGGCGAATGGCGTGCAGCTCGACGTCTGGATCGCGCAGCGGCCGTTCAAGGATATGTTTTTCAATACGCCGACGAATTTTGGCAGTTTGCTGGTCTGCCGTACCGGGAGCAAGGAGCACAACATCTATCTCTGCCAACAGGCGGAGAAGCTCGGGCGCCGATGGAATCCGCATTTTGGGGTGTTCGACAACGGTAAATGCCTGGGCAGCGCGACGGAGGAGGAGATTTTCAAGGCGCTCGATCTGGAGTTCGTGCGACCGGAGGATCGGGAACGATGAGTGGCAAATCACCAATGTTCCCGGAATCGGAGACGCGTCCAGTGCTGCAGGTCGGATGCGTCGAGTTGGATCGCCGGAGCTTGATTGATGAAGTGCGCTCTTTGCGCGCTGCGGTGGAGCGTCTTTATTTGCGGGTCAAGCATCAGTCTCACCAGGCCGAAGATCTGCTTGAAGTTGTCATGGAGTTGGCCGCGGTTGAATTCGCGCGTGAATGTGAACGGTGGCGCACGTGGATGCTCAGCCAAAACCGTTCAGAGCCCAAGGTCACCGCGAGGATGGTCGCGATGAAATTGTGCGTTGAAGTCCTGGGATGGGGGAAAAATTACACTGGCCGGCGCTTCAAACACGATCGGGGCACTGTCATGAACGCCTGCCGCTCAATCGGTCGGCGATGTGATGTGGATGATCGTTTTTTTAAGCGTTATCAAGCGGTTGCGGCCAAAGCGCGGGCTTTGTTGCCGGAGTTGAAATGAACTCCAAGCAAATCGCTTATTTCCAGGGTTCGCTTTGGCCGGCGGCATGCGCTGCGCAGGGTTGGGATCGCAACGATCGGGAGTTCCGTTTGGAGTTCATTTCGTCGGTAATTGGCCGGCGGATTGAAAGCGCCAAGGAGGTAGAGGAGCGCGACGAATTTACCCTGTTGAAGAATCGTTGTCTCAGGCTTGCGGATGATCTGGATGGAGCGATTGAAGATGGCAGCCTGGTGTTGAATCAACGGCGCAATCTTTTGTGGATTATCGAGCAATTGCACGTTCCCGCGGCAGTGATGAATCATTTTCTGAGGGAACGGTTCCATGGGCGGATTCTGGATGACCTGAATTTAGTCGAGGTGCAGCAGTTGTTGTTTACTCTGAATGGCTGGTCAAATCGCCATAAGCGCTCCGCCAAGACTCAGAATGAGCCGGTGCAATCGCCTTTCTGAGAGGGTGCAATTTCCATGACAATGTGTGTCATACCGTTGCAAACATCCGGCTTTTTACTGGAAATCTATTCCAGATGCTCCTTGAGCCTCATAAGGCATTGATATTCCGCTTCTTTCCTCCTTCTTCCATCTGATTCGTTCCGCCCACCAAAAGCCGCGAA